TCGAAAAGTCACCTGATGTTATGTGTAACTTTTCGCCGGTACCTCGGCTGTATGTACACAATCTCAGAAAGTTCGGTAAACCTACTCTTTCAGGAAAGTGTGTGGTATGTGCACAATCTCAGAAAGTTCGGTAAACCTACTCTTTCAGGAAAGTGTGTGTGCGCTAATAGCGAGGGTGAGCATGGACAAAAGTCGGGCTCCAAATGCGCTATAGGCAAGTGCGTTGTGGTATGTATGTCGGGTTAATCCCACGTCTCAGGATAGGAATCCACACCGCGGTAAACGTGGATGGGTGCTGGGTTCAAGTACCAGAACAAAGTGAAATCCGGACCTGCGCGATGGAAGACGTCAAAAGTCGGCATCCTCCGAATGAGACCGGCAGCAACTGACTCGGTGGAATCAATCTCCACGCAATTGGCGATTTCAACGTTTTGTATCTTGTAACCGTCGTAATCAGCGTCGCTGTCCAACCATGACAATCTAGAGTCGCTGTAAGTCATGTTCCAATTAGCATTAGGATTGCAAGGCAACATCCTGTAATTGCTGTAATATGGAACGTTGGCATTAACAACGTCAACCTTGTCCGGGTTAGTCTGGGCTATGCCAGCGCCACCGTTGGAAGTGAACTGGGAGGAGACCTTGCAGCGATCAGAAATGATCTGTTGCGCCCTCTTAGCTACGTCAAAGTTGCTGTTGAGCGTGGTGCTAGTGACCATCCTGGTAATGATCGGGTTCTCCTTGAACCAATAGTTGGCACTAGTGCCCACGCCAGTGACATAATTGAAAATGGCTTTACAGGTTCTAGCTATGGACATCGATCTCCAGACAGTGGCTGTGAATCCAGAGCCTGTAGTGTTGTAGTCATTGGCCCTTACGTGAAAAGTCGACGATCCTCGCCACCCGACATAAGATGGGTAAAAATATGCCGTCATGCAAGGTGGCTTGAGGTCAACCTCGACTAATGTCCTCGACGCGCTGTGGTTGTCATTGTACATAGTGCCGTAACCCGTGAGAAAACTACCAGCGCCTCCTACGCCAGCGACGCTGGTTATGGAACCAGGAGTGTAAGGCAACATAGGCAAGATTAACGAGCTAGCCAAAGAGTAAATGTACCCAGTGGAAGTCTGCCCAGAAACGGTAGTGCTTGGGTAATTGGCCCAATCTAAATTGGGGGCACCGCACGATGCGTTGGGGTTAATGACCTGGCCTGAATTGACAACGCAGTGAGAGCTAAGAAAATTAGCACGATGCATCAAAGTGCGGATCGATCTAACTATCTCGCCTACATACACTACGTGCTTAGTGGGAGGCTCGTAGGTAGGCGGGGCCTGAGACATTGTGACTTCGGCGGGACTAGCTGCCAATTGATCATCCTCAGATTGCATCCTGTAAAATGACAAAGGCACGGTGATGTCTCTAGGAGAGAAAAACTCGACGTTAGAGCAGTCAATGGAGCCAATGATGTTGACAGATGCAGTCGTAGAGCTGGAAGTCAATGAATTCAAGACGGATACCGTAATAGTACCGTTGTGAGCGGAATTCAAGAAACCCCAATTGGTATTGGTTCCGGGCAAGGTCAGAGTGTAAGAGTCCGTAGTCGTGAAGAAAGTATTCTCACTACCACTGGGGCCAAAACCATCATCGGCGTAAGCAGCTACGTAGCGCAGACCGCCCGTACGCAACATGGACGTGGAAGCCATCCAAGGAACCTCGAATCTGAAGGTGGGGTTCTCCGAAATGTCCCAAATCTTAGAAATAGTACGCGGAGACAAATAGCAATCCTTGGGATAGCCATCATGAACACCATCTGGATCATAGGTCAACAACAATCGACCACGATGAAATTGCGATGCGATAGCCTGAAACTCATAAGCGATCGTGCCAGACCAAAAGTCAAAAAGACCACCCAATTGGCAAGCGGGGGTCATTTGTATGACGTTGGCGGGAAGAAGAGTCACCGGAGCTTCGTAAGGATGACTGGTGAACACCATGGGTGTGACGTGCTGGATCCAAAGCAAAGTTTCCGGCGCGGCCGTAGCAGACCAAAAAGCTGAGTCAAATGAAACTTTCTTTGACAAGATATGACTCATAGCCATATGGTCCACACCATCTAAACCAACCGTGCGACTATCAACAGTGACCTCGTTCTTAGGATCAAGAGCCAACTTGTCGATCGCGACAGAAATCTCCGGTGAAGCAAAATTGCTCATGTAGTTGGGGACTACTGCGTGCACATCGTCAATCACGGGGGGGTTGGAATAACCGAACCACCTAGCAGCGGCTCCCATCGCAGATAAAACAGTGGATGTAGCCATTGCGTAAGGGCCGAGTCTGGGTACGGACGTGAGACTCTTAGCGATAGAAGATGCAACAGACATGGCAGTGGAAACTGGCCTCGCCTGATACTCATCGCCACCTTGCATAACGTAAGATGGGCCTGCAACCTTATGGTCATCGCACCATGCGTAAATAGTCACGCTGACGGGATTCACGCTGGTGGCAGCCGCACTCTCCAACTCAAATGGAGTGTACAACCTGATTCGGCCCATGTACTTAAGTTCGGTCAAGTCGGTATCCAAATTGATCCAATTCTTGTAGTAGCAAAAGGGCAAAACCATCTCACAACCTTGATTGGTCTGAGGATAAAAATTGGCACAGGGGCGACAGGTATTGACAATGAGGTTGCCTGGTATAGAACCACCTGTCCAAGGAGAATACATCCCAGATATGAGAGGATCCTCGAGGCCACCGGAAAATCGGGAATCGGCAGCTGAGCCGTCAGCGGCCACGGGTGCGGTGATGCGATCATCATTAGCTAGAGGCAAGTAGGACATGTAGCCAGCTGAGTAGTGATACGGAGAGGCATTAATGACCAGCTTAAGGTGCAAAGTAGCTTGGAGGCGACTATAACCTTTAAGCTTCGCCTTGATCTCTGGGTGGGTGAAGTAAAGTCTCCAGGGATTGAATTCGTCGCACAATCTAGTGTTCTCAAGCCATTGATAAGTCTTGATCTTTACTGGTCGACGAAACCATTCTGCCAAATCCAACCCAGGCGTAAACCCAGACGAAAAAGAATCGTCAGAGGGCGGCGCGAACGCTTGGGTGTCCGATGTTGAGCCATCGAAAAACTGTGTTAAGAGGTTTGTTGAATCTTGGGCAGACGATAATAGTCCATGACGTATACGCCTATGACGTTTGGACGGTTCTTAACCAATCAGCACGGGTCGCTAACCCTATAAATCTACCCCGACATGGGTATATATAGTAATGTATGTGTAAACGTGATGTGTACGTGTAAGGTAACTCATTTAAGTGTGACATAACAAAACGGCGATACGCAAAAAGATCATCACTCCGGTTGCAACGGAGCTGCAGAATGCGCAGAGGGACTTTGTTCGCTTAATAAAGCAATGGGGCCCCACAGACCCAAAATATTGTTTTAGTTGGAATTGGAATTCACACGGCGGAAGTACTCCGCACGATATGAATCCAACTCCTCGTCGGAGTACTCCTCGGCATATTTAGGATCATAAATGAAACCTCCATTAGCCTTGGCGGAATACCACCCGTCGAAAAATTCGTATGTCAAAACACCCTCTGAGTGCGACAAGAAAAGATCTACTGCGAGGGAAGGTTCGATTTGAAAATGCTCAGAAAGAACCCCTCGGACGATCGAAAACATGCGATCGTAGACATCCTTGCCATGGAAATAAATTTCCATGAAGGCTCCGCGATAAACGGGGCCAAGCACTTGAGTGTAATCGACCCCAGCGCGCTCACGATAAAACATGAACATCTTAGTGATGCGTTTCCACTCCAAAGGAGGGACGATCCTCCCAGCGTAATCGGCTATGAACCGACGGCCCAAAAATTGCAATTGGTCGCGCGTAGTAAAAGGATTGGCCACCTTGTTCTTGTTGGCGTCGGTGTAGACCAAAATGTGAGCAAGCTCTTGCTGCATGATGACACAGCTGAACATGGACGAAAGTCGGGTTCCAATAATGTTGTCATCGCCATAAGTGATTGCTCGAATGAAACGCTTAAACATGGCCTTAGCGAATTCGGGAGTGTACTTGGCACCCATGTCACGCTTCATACGACGAACGAAAGCATACCAGATGAGAATCATACCGGCGATGCAATTAATCTGAGTCGTGAGCGGGTTACCAGAAGTATTCAAAGCCCTGAACCAATAAAGAATGCCAAAGACGTCGACCACTGGAGACAAAATAGCCATCAAAAGATTGTGTATGATGAAACGATCTTTCTCTGAAAAATTGCCGCTAGCAGCGCACAAGCCTTCTACAAAATGCATAACGGCTTTAATAATCTCCTGAATGAGAGATTTGTCGAAATCCTCGTAGTCTCCATCGAAGGAGCTGAATCCGGGCCCGGCTACAAAATTGTAAAGCTGGGCCCACTGGATGCTCGTGGCATCAACGCCTACAGCGGCGCCGAACACGAAGGGGAATACGGCCATGGTCCTACACAAACAAAGCAAAAATTGCCTTATCAATATGGTAGAATCTATGGGACCAACCATAATCATTCGGATTTTGCCCTGCCTGACCTTCTTCTCAGAACGAACCTCGTCCTTGGGAACCATGCGGTAGACTATCTTAACCGGACCATTTGAAACAGACTCCTTAAGTCGTTCGTAGCTCTCAGCCAAGGCGGGGACCATGCTATAGTTTCCGTCAAGATCCTTATCGAACCATGGTTTCTTACCGAGCGAGCCGCCACCACTGGAAACAAATGGGTATCCAGCGCTAGTCTTCATTTCGATCGGGTTAAGGGTCCTAAGAAACTTGTCCTGACCGGCCATGCGCCTGCCGTTAATCGCAACATCTAAATCGTACGGTCTCATGTGTGGAAGAATCTCTTTGTACTCCAACACGGACTGCAGATACATGTCCGAAGCGTCGAGAAGCTCATTGGCCAATCCCTCATCATATGATGGATGACCCATCAACTTTCCGATGGCATGCACGGCTGACAGGTTGCGCTTGGAGCGATTTTGAGTATGCTCGCCCTGAAGCGCTACCTTATCAGTCTCAACAGGTCCCGGAAGTCCTGTCGAATCAGAAGCCAAAAAGAGCTCCTTGAGCGGAGAATCCTTAAATTTTGACTTCAAATTGCCAGACAAAGAGGACATCTGGCCAAGGGCTTTAAAAGAATCAGGGTTGACGACAACCTCAGTCTTTTCGAGGACCCAATCCTCGTTCTTTTGGGCCCAGTTGGTCTCCCAAACCCTAGGTGCGTTGTGAACGAACATTCCACCAATTACGGGGTCGCCCCTGTCGAACGTGAGTGAAATGGGAGAGCCATCCTGCTGGGTGATGCCGTTGATCTCCGCAGGTTCACCAGTAGGAAACTCCTCTGGCTCCCTAGAAATGAAATCATTAGCAAACACAGGTACGAGAAGTTTCTGCCTGGGATCAGCGTCTTGGACACCGAAATGTATGCCAAGAATGGCGACAGCGGTGTCCCCCTTCATAAGAAGGTAAACATTGCCGCAATCGCCGCCCACGGTAGGATGATCTAGGACAACCCTAGTGTACATCATATCATACGGATCCCCAGTGCCAATCGCTCGACCCAGCGTGTCGTAGCCTACGGTGTCAACGATGAAACCGGAAGGACGACCAGCTCCCTTCTTAGCGAAGGTGATCTTAGCCCCCTGTGGAAACACATGGGAATTGAGCTTAGGCGGACGCACCATGAAAAATTTCTGAAGGTCACGATGCGGCCTAGCCTTAAGAACGGTCAAATAGACCAGGTCTCTGGTGGGCTCACAACGGTGGGCTTTCTTGAATTCCTCAGCAGTCATGACAATGTCGATATTGTTAAGTCCTGCACCCTTAATGGTCATGGTCCATTCCGTAGCCCACGTCTCACACTTAAAACGCTTAGCGTTGTACCACGGAATGTAGTGCTTGTTGATGATCAACTCGCGCTGCTTCGTGAAAAAGCAAATAGCGTTGTAGCGTTCAGTGTAAGTGTCAACTTCGTTCAAACCCATGCGGATTACAGTAGAAATGAAGCTACCGTCGGTTAAAGGCTTGCTCTCGAAAACGACCGAATAGGTCTGTTTCTCTACGAGATCACCCAACGTATCGCCATGAAGTGACTTACTCTCAGTAGTCAAGCTGGCGCACGGTACGCAACCGAACGGAATGGAGTATGCGGGCGCGGAATCCATCTCATGCTCTGGGATATTGCACGGGACTCCGTCTGCGTTGGCAGCAATAGGCGGCTGCTGTACGCTCACATTTGGTTCACAACGAATCTTCGTCGCAGGGTTAGGGCCGCCCCCTTGAGGGGTGACGCTAACAGTGGCCTCTTTGCTCGCGTAAATCTGCTTGTAGAGCAACGCAATCATGGCGACAGCCGCGATATACTTAGCCATAGCAATCAAAACAGCAATAGCTGAGCTGATCCAATTCATAAAGCTGCGATATTTCTCCGAGCAATATAGACGGCAAGCATCCCATGCTGTAGTGTGGGTTATCACAAGCCTAGCGGCGGATGCGGTCGCTGCTATTCCATCGCAAGTCCATTCGATTCGCTCAACGATCTGGCGTTTAAAAAAGAACCAGAGGATCATGCTCATCGACGCGACAGCCGAAATCACACCCAAAATTGTGGTGAAAAAAAGGGACGACGATGTCGGTTGCCCAAACGGTGCTACAGTGAGCTCCATTTCCGTGGAAAAAACACGTGGTTTCTCCATCCTGCTGATTGATCCCAACAGGAGCCTTTACGGGCTTGGGGTTGCCGATCGGCTCAATGCCGGGTTTAGGAATACTAATGCCAATGCTAGACCAATCGAAATCAGCCTTGGCATGGGTCAAGTAATTATCCTGCTCAGCGCGATGCCTATCGAAGGCTTTCTCGAGCCACTTATAATATGCATGCGTGTCCATCCATTCTGAGTTGACAGCCTCCTTGGAAATGGTAATAGTCGACCCAGCAACGTGGTTCTTGCCGCGATAAGTAGTGACTCTAAAGTCCCAGGCGTTCATGATACCAGTCGGATTATGACGCGCAAACGCGGCTGCCTTCTCGACATCTAAGACGCCATTACCATCGGAAAACTCATCTCTGACCTTGACAGTAACAAGATGCTTGATGCGCCTAAGCGCAACGACATCGTGCTGATAAAAATTCGAAAGATGGAGGTTAGGAACGTTAGAAGTCCCGACCAAAATATCAGGGGTGGCAAAAATGTTGCCCTTATCCTCTACGGCAGCCATATTGGGTGCGTAAGAAACGTTATTGATCAGCCTCAAAAAGGCCGCAATATGCGGATCGACGCTTCCCTGGAAGACCTGGGGGCGGAGCGCAGCAACGTCGTCTAGAACAATAGCCTTAACATCATTCTTCAATCCGCTAGCGTATTCCTCGTCCGGGCTCCACTGGTGCGTGTACCTGGCATGGTGCTTAGCCTCGACCCCAAGCTTACTGAGGATCAAGTGCAAAGTATTCTGCGTGATAAAGGATTTACCAATGGAGGTGCCGGCCAAATACATCACAGAAAAGGGGGCCCTACGATGGGTCCCGCGCATCACCGTGACGTAATGCGTCTTCAGCTTCATATGGAGTTGCTTCATGCGATTCAAAGTGGAAACGGAATTCTTCAGAAACATATTCCCGGCGTTCCACTTCCTTTCAGAACCAAGAACAACCTCGCAATGAAACATGAAAGCTTCATAGTTTGCGATCCACTTATCGTGTTCCGACACACCGATGACGTTCCATGACTTAGACAATTCGAGCAACGTCTCGCCGCGCTCAAGCTCAGAGTTCACCTCATTACACATAGAAATGAATTCGGTGAATTTCAAGCCCATTGGGCAAGCATTGTACGCTCTAATAGTCTCAAAGCCGATGCCAGCGACCTTAAGAAAGCAACTAAGTGTAGACTCAGTGAAATGCTTGTTAAGGTGTTGCCAATAGGCCGTGACGTTGTCCCACGTGAATTGATCAGAGTGACCATACACGTATGTCATGACGCCAAGGATGCCAACGCAAAGAACTTTGGTCAAATGACCAAGTGCCTTCTTGCTGGACAAAAATCGAATAAGGGCGTTGCTGTTGTAGATGTATTCAGCAGCCCCCTCAGCGAGTGTGCCTTCGGCGGTGTAGCCAACGGGGGCGGAAAAGACGTTAGCGGTAAACTTAGCTGCGTCCTTAGCTTTATTGAAGCATCCCTTCAGAACCTCATATAGGGACTCAAGTGCCTTAGATAAAATCTTAGCAAATTTGCCCCCGCTGAGAATGATCTCTCGAGAGTATCTATCAAAAACGCTCTTCAAAATGAAGGCGTAGTGGATGTCGTCGACGGCATAAGCTGCCTCGAGGCCCTTGGAAATCCAAAAGTAAACATCGCTTTCTACGATCTTACTAATCGTCTCGGCGTTGAAGGTAGGGAACTCCATCTTAGATAGCTTCTCTTGTTGCTCCTCAATGAACTGTTTGGCCCAGTCCACGCCCACGTGGGGCATGCTGATCTTGGGCGCATACTTGCTAATATCCGGCAAAGCACAGATACGGTCATAAACCGCTTTGCAAGTCGCTCCATTCAAAGAGAATGTCTTGACCCCGGCGACGGCTGGGGCCTCGTCTAAATCGAGTCCCTCACCGATAACCTTACGGATATCAGCAAGCTCTTCAGCAGATAGACTACTACCGCTAGATTCGCGAAGCGTCTTCGTACTGATAGGCGAATCAAATCCTCCATCAATCTTAAGCTCGTTAGGTGCTTCATCAATAGCGATTTCATCGCTCTTAGGAGGAGAAGGCAGTTTGACGGACGCGGAAGCGACAGGTGGTACGGTAAACGTTACACTGCGCCCGCCTACGTCGGGCCCGCTATTAACTCGAGCCATAAATTCAAGGCGTGAAGCCTGTAAATCTGATTGCTTGGAGCCAAAAGACTCCGAAATCAAGCGCGATTTTTCGTCGCGCCCGACGGGCTCGTCTTCTTCAATAGAATCGTAGAAGATATCATCAGCGAGGGCGGAGCCTCGCTGGAGAACTGGGGGTGTGGTGCTGGAGGCACCGGCTAGTACACTAGCTTGACAAAGGGTGTCCTGACGAATGTCAGAGTCAGTCGAGTTTGCGTGGACCATTTCAGATCCTCCTCCGGTCGCGAGGGCGTACGTGCTTTCATTAGGGCTAACTGGGTGCATAGTGTGAAAAGGGTTTTTAAACTTCCATCTCAGCCGTAGCGAAGAAGCCTGATTTCTCAGTCATAGGTTATACCTCCTATGGATTAATTAGCATTCGACCACAAAGTTCGTTATGTGGTAGAATACCGAGTTTTCTCTCGGGTTGCACTATAGTTAAACGTCAACATAGTCGTGCAGTCAGTGGGTGAACTTGAACTAAAAGGAGCTAGGTTTCCTAAACCTTGCATAATAAAATGCGGTGGTGTGCGTCGATCGGTTCTTGTTATCGAATGGTGTGATCTAAGCGTGGTGCAATTCTGCATGGTACAATTCTTTACGGAATCTC